AACATATATCCTATTCTTCTTTCAACACGTGGCTCGAGTGCGGATGGAAGTACTTCCTCACTAAAGTTGAGGAAGTGCCTGAGAAGCACGCCGTCTGGTTCACAGGTGGTACTGCCCTCCACACCGCTCCCGAAGAACTCGACAGAGCCATGCTTGAAGGGTTCTCCCTTGAGGTCCTCCGCGAGTCAGCATCACTCGACAAAATCTGGAACAACGCCTGGTACAAGGTACTCCGTCAGGATGAGGAGCAGTACGGCGACATGACCACTTGGGAGTTCCGTGGTCGTGAGGACGTCTCCTGGTGGTATGGCGAGGGTCGATGGATGCTCGAGCGTTGGGCTGACTTCCTCGCTGGTGGCTGGTCCGTCTATGAAGATTTCATTGAGAAGCAGTACAAGATTCCTGTGGGCGACACGATGGTCAAGATGGCGATTGACCGCGTGTTGGTTGATTACGATGGGAACCGAGTTCTCGTCGATATCAAGACAGGCGCGTCATCCCAGAGACACCCACTACAACTAGCCGTCTATGCGTGGGCATTGAGCAAAGAGGGCGTCTCTATTGATAAGGCCGGTTTCTGGGATGCGCGTTCTGGACATATCTCCGTCTGGAACCTTGAACACCTTACCACCGAGCGCATTGAAGATATGTTTGCTACCTTCGATAAGGCACGCAAGTCTGATATCTTCCTGCCTAATCTGAATTCCTGCAGTCGATGCGGGGTATTATCTTACTGTAAATGGTTGAACGGTAAGTACACGAATGAAGGGACAAAGTAAATGAGTGCAAACAACTTTCAGGTCAGTTCTAAGTTGCCTGATGGTCGAATCTATGTGGTTGCTGGCGAGAACTTTGCTGAGTTCAAGTCCAACCTCGCTGAGGTCTTAGGACCTGAAGGTGCGGAAACTGTCGTCAATACGATGGCTGCATCTATCGAGGGTATCTCTGTTGATACCAAGGCGGTTGCTAACCTGTCGGCACTAGGTGCTACACCGGCTGCGCCACCTCAGACATCGACTCCATCCACCGCACCGACAGGTAAGACCTGCAAGCACGGTGAGATGACCAAGAAGACTGGTGCTTCTGCTAAGGGTCCTTGGAAGGCATTTATGTGTCCTTCTCCAAAGGGAACCCCAGACCAATGCGACCCAGTATGGATTCGTCGCAATGAGCCTGAATGGAGCACGTTCTAACCCATGCGTACCCTCGCCCGTGCTGTCGGGAGTGCGGACATTGGTGGCGAACCTTTGCCATCGGTGTTCCGCACCTTCGACGTCAATAAAATCGTCATCCGCAGAGCGGAAGTGTCGATGATTGCTGGCACTCCCGGTGCTGGTAAGTCGACGTTAGCGCTCGCCATCGCACTCAAGACGAAGGTTCCAACACTCTATGTGAGTGCTGATACCAACGCGCACACGATGGCTATGCGTCTATTGTCGATGATTACGGGCAAGTCACAATCCGAAGCGGAGCAGTTGCTTCTTGAGGATGTGGAGGGTTCACGTAAAGTCATCAATGACAACTCAGACCACATCTTTTGGTCATTCGAATCAGCCCCTACGCTGGCTGACCTTGACCAAGAGGTGATGGCATTCGAAGAATTGTGGGGGTGCTCGCCAACTCTCATTGTTGTCGATAACTTGATGGATGTTGCCAATGATTCGGGGGAGGAATTCGCTGGTATGCGTTCTACCATCAAGGAACTAAAGTATCTCGCAAGAGATACGAATGCAGCAGTACTCGTACTACACCATACGAAAGAATCGTATGCAGGTAATCCATGTCAGCCACGTTCTGCTTTGCAGGGTATGGTTGCTCAACTACCAGCATTAATTCTTACTGTGGGTTCCAATGCTCCAGGATTTATAGCAGTTGCTCCAGTTAAGAATCGGTATGGGAAAGCCGATGCTAGCGGAGAGAACTCTTTCTGGTTACAGTTTAATCCTGAAGTAATGAACGTATCAGACATCGAAAGGTCATAATGACAACGCTCGTTGGGATACAAGGTAAAGACTTCATAGTAATGGCTGCCGACTCTCAGATTACTGAGGAAAACCAACGGACGATTTCGCCTAGAACCCCTAAGATAGTTAAGTTAGGTAAATACCTACTTGGTATCACAGGGGATTCTAGACCGGGGGACATTCTTTCTTACAACTGGACTCCGCCTACATATAAAAGTGGCGACGAGATTCAGTTCATGGGCAAGTATGTTATTCCGTCTATCATTGAAGCCCTTAAATCTAATGGCTACGATTTAGACGGTGACAGGAAGGATTCGACCTTCTCTTACTTACTCGCGTTCAATGCTAAGTTGTTCTCGATAGGTGATGATCTTTCCTTCTTGTGCTCCGAATCAGGTTATTATGCTGCTGGTTCGGGTGGCTCGTTCGCTCTTGGGTACCTTTACTCGGTGGAACCTAAGAAGATCAAGTCAGTTCAAGCCGCTACTTTGATAGCAAAAAAGGCCATGGCTATCTCATGTAAGCTTGACATTAACACTTATCCTCCGATACAGATAGTGTCGCAGAGTAAGTGAAAGATATAACCGAGTTACGTCCCGACTACACACGGGCGATGGATATCCGTGGTGAGCCAACTACGGTATGTGTGTGTGGATGTTTCGTATGGAACCTAAAGGTAACATTCGCAGAGGATGGTACCATAGGGATGTATTTCTTAGATATGGAGTGTGCTGATTGTGGATCACAAGCAACCGCTCCAACGGAGGAAACATGAAACTATCGACAGTATCATGGCTGACCGCGATTGTAGTTTTTGTGGCTACCGCGCCCCACGCTGTGGGTGCGTGGTTAGTGAAATCGACACACCAAGAGGCTGGACTGGTTCAGTTCAACGCTCCTCGGATGGCGATAAACCACAAAATAATGGCTAAATCGATCGCAAAGGCTGAGGTTTACAAGATGTTTAATAATCCTAAACGTCAATGGCAAGCCTTAGCAAAACTATGGGGTAAGGAATCTGCCTGGAATTACAAGGCAAAGAACCCCAACTCTAGTGCCTATGGAATAGCACAGGTACTGAAAACTCCACGTAACTCTACAATTAAATACCAAGTGAATAAAGGACTTGAGTACATCGTTCACCGCTATGGCACGCCTGAGCGTGCTTGGGCCTTTTGGCAAAAGAACGGTTGGTACTAAATGTCAAGCAGGTCGAAGATTAAGGGCTCTCAAGCAGAGCGCGACTTAGTTAAGTACCTGCAAAAGTGGTTCCCGTACGCTGAAAGAAGGCTTGCGGGAGCCACTCTTGATAAGGGTGACGTATCAGGTATTAATGGTGTCTGTATTGAAGTTAAAAACCATGCCAAGTTAGATTTGGCTGGATGGTTAGCAGAGTTGGAAGTTGAGACTAAAAACGCTAAAGCTTGGACTGGGACAGTAATTCATAAGCGTAAGGGTAAAGGAGACCCCGCTGAATGGTATGCTACCATGCCTGTAGCAGTATGGGTAGAACTCTTACGAAAGGCAATAGGTGATGGAGAAGCCTGATATAGCAGTAATTTTGGAGCACTATGGCGCCCGTGTACCAACAAAGCGTGGATGGTTTTCCATGAAGTGTCCCTTTCATGATGATAGGCACAACAGCGCCTCTGCGACAAGGGACGATAACGCGTTCTGTTGCTTTGCTTGCCAGATCAAGGGTGACGGGTATGCTATAATTATGTCTAAAGAGGGGGTAGGTTTTCGTGAAGCAATCAACATCGCAAAGGGAATCTTTGACCAGAGCGGCAAAGTATTACCACAGCGCAATAGCAGAAGCGGAGGACTACCTCGCAGAGCGCGGGATTCCAATGGAAGTCGCGGAGCGAGCGCGCTTGGGCGTCGTATTAGATCCGCTAACGGGTCATGAGCCATATACGAATAGGCTCTCTATCCCGTACGTCACGAAATCGGGTGTCGTTGACTTACGATTTAGAGCACTCGCGGAAGAAGAACCAAGATATATGGGGCTTAGTGGCGCAACGACACACCTGTATAACGTGGGCGCTTTTTTCCGTGCATCGTCATACATATGTATTTGTGAAGGTGAGATCGACACGATTACGTTGGATTACGTCTGCGGTATTCCGGCGGTTGGTGTTCCCGGTGTTAACAACTGGAAGAAACATTACACTCGGCTCTTGGCTGACTTCGATAAAGTTTTCCTCTTCGCGGACGGAGATAATGCGGGTCATGAATTCTCTAAATCCTTATCTAGAGAACTGTCCAACCTTGTTGTTATCCAAGCGCCCGAAGGTGAAGATGTGAATTCAATGTACAAGATTAACGGAGCAGACTACTTCAAGGAAAAGAT